GAGCCCTACCCCAAGGTGGACGCCTACACGCTCGGCCTCGCGCCGGACGAGGCGGCCGACTGGAACCGCCGGATGAAGCGGATCTTCCGCGCGGTGTCGCGGTCGACGGCGCTCGACGTGCGCGGGAAGCACACCTTCTTCGAGCTGCAGCATCAGGCGCTGCACTCGGTGCTCGAGCGTGGGGACATTCTGTGCGTCCGGCGCGCGAATCCGAAGCGGGACGCGCTGATCACGACGTGCGTGCAGCTGGTCGAGGCGGATCGCGTCGCCAACCCGATGGGGCTGCCGGACCGCCCGGGGTTGGTCGCGGGCGTGGAGACGGACAGTAACGGCGTCGTGCAGCGGTACCACGTGGCGAACCGCCATCCGGGCGAGTACTTCGCGGCCGAGGCGCCGCGCTGGGCGAAGGTGCCGGCGTTCGGCGAGTACTCCTGGCTGCGCCAGGCGTGGGATCTCGGCTGGAAGGTGCGCCCGGACCAGACGCGCGGCGTGCCGCTGCTCGCGATGGCGATCGAGCCGATCAAGCAGATCGACCGCTACGGCGACGCGGAGCTCATGGCCGCAGTGATCTCGGCGATGTTCACGGTGTTCGTCAAGTCGGAGGTCGACCCGCTGGGCGGTGTCAGCACGGGGACCGACGGCACGACGGGCAAGCCGAACGCGCCGCAGTACACGCTGGGCCCGGGCGCCATCGGGCGCCTGCTCCCGGGCGAAGACATCGTGATCGCCGACATGAAGCGCCCGAACGCGCAGTTCGCGCCGTTCGTGCAGGCGTGGGCGGAGCAGATCGGCGTCGGGATCGAGATCCCCGTGGAGATCCTGCTCAAGCGCTTCCAGGCGTCGTACAGCGCGGCCAAGGGCGCGCAGCTGGAGGCGTGGGAGCCGCTGTGGGTGCGGCGCGAGTGGATGGCGGCGGACTTCTGCCACCCGATCTACGAGGCGGTCGTCGCCGAGGCGGTCGCGCGCGAGTGGATCGAGGCCCCGGGCTTCTTCGACGACCCGTGGGTGCGGCAGGCGTACTGTCAGGCCAAGTGGGTCGGGCCCGCGCCGGGCCATCTCGACCCGCGCGCCGAGGTGCAGGCCGCGGCCGATCGTGTGCGTGAGGGCTTCTCGACGCTCGAGGAGGAGACGTTCGCGCTCACCGGCGGCGACTGGGAGGAGAACCACGAGCAGCAGGTGCGCGAGCGGCAGGCGCGCCGGCGCGACGGGCTCGACGTGGCCGTGGTGCCGGCGAGCGAGCAGCCGCAGCTCCTCTCGCCGCAGCAGCGCGACGAACAGGACCAGGCGGAGGTGCAGGGCCTCGTGCGTGAGAGCCTCGGGCTGCTCTCGCAGGCGCGGGACGCCTCGCGTGACGTGCAGCGCACGGCCGCCGCGGTGGAGCGGGCGGCCGATCGCGTGGCGAAGACGCCCGCGCCGGCCATCACGGTGGCGCCGCCCGCTGTGCATCTGGCGGTGACCGTGCCGCCGGTCGCGACGGGCGGCACGCGCACGATGACGCTCACGCGGGATGCTGAGGGTCGCACCACGGGCGCGGTCGTCACGGAGCAGGGGGTCGCATGATCACCCAGGCCACGTGCAAGTCGTACAAGCTCGACCTGTTCAACGGCGTGCATCAGCCCGGGGACGACTACCGGATTGCGCTCTATACCAGCGCGGCCACGCTCGACAAGGACACGGCGGCGTACACGACGACGGGCGAAGTCGTGGGGGCCGGCTACGCCGCGGGCGGGCAGTCGCTCGAGGGGCGCACCGTGGGGCTCGCGACCGACGAGGCCTACCTGACGTTTGCGGACCCCGTGTGGGATCCGGCGACGCTCGACGCCGACGGCGCGCTGATCTACAACGCGACGCGCAGCAACAAGGCGCTCTGCGTGCTGGCGTTCGGTGGCACGGTGTCGAGCACGAACGGGCCGTTCACGGTCGACCTCCCCGCGGCCGGCGCCGCCTCTCTCTTGGGGATCGACTGATGGCGTGGACCCTCGACGCGATCGCCGCGGGCGCGCAGCCACCGGAGGACATCCTCAAGGTGGGCGCCGCGACCGTCGCCGGGCGCTTCTACTCGCCGTTCTACGTGGCGGGACGTCCGGGCGCCGCTGCCGCCAACTCGTCGGGGCTCAGCGGGGCCGCGCTCACGACGTACGCGGGGCAGCTCCCGTTCACGAACCCCGTCAGCGGGGAGACGCGCCTCAATCGCTTCGGCGGCTCGTGCAACGTCGCGGGGACGCTGGTCCTCTGCGATCGGCTCTGGCATAACTCCGGGATCACGGTCACCTCGACCGCCTCACAGTCGATCAACTCGGTCGCGTGGCCCGCCCGCGACCGGAATGGGTCGACGAACGGCGAGGGTGTCATGATCGGCGTGGAAGTGTCGACGGTGATGGGGGCCGGGACGCCGACGTGGACGATGGGCTACACGAACGCCGCCGGCACGTCGGGGCGCTCGATCGTGACCGCGGCGCAGTCGGCGACGATGGCCGTCGGCAGCTTCATCCCGATCCCGCTCGCGGCCGGGGACACCGGCGTCCGCTCGCTCCAGACGTGGCAGCAGTCGGCCACGATGACGAGCGGCGTCTATCGCCTCGTCGCGTACCGCGTGCTCGCGCGCGTCCCGCTCCCCTATCCCAACGTCGCGGCCTACGTGGACGCGATCTCGAGCGGGTTCGTCAAGCTGCATGACAACACCGTGCCGTTCCTGCTGTGGCTCCCGTCGACGACGACGGCGCCGACGATCAACGGGGACTTCTCCGTGACGCAGGGGGCCGGCTGATGGCATCCTCCGGGCACGGACAGGACATCGGGGCCGGCTGGGTCACCCGCGAGGGGCTGACCCCGGGGCACCAGTTCGTGCAGGCCGACACGGCGCTGCAGGGCGCGCTCGCGGACTGGCTCTTCGGGCCGGCCGGGAGCAGCGTCCCCGCGACCGCGACCGTGACCGGCCAGGCGTTGACGCTCGCTCTGGGCGCCGCGGACGCGTCGGGGTGGGCGGTCGCGGCGGTCGCGCCGGAATCGCTGGCACTCGCCGAGGGCGCCGCCGCGGCGCGTGGTGGGGCCGTGGCGGCCGTCTCGGGGCTCGCCGCGACGCTCACCCTGGGCGTGGTCACGGCGGGCGCTGAGGCGCCGCCAGCGCCCGCGCCGTCGCCGTCGACCGGGCTCCTGCTCGGAGGCCTGCCGCGCCATCGCCGGCCGCCGCTCACGCGCGAGGACCTCGCGCGGCTCTTCCCCGAGGAACCGTCGGTCGCGGCGGTCGCCGTGGTGGCGCCGCTCGCGCTGACGCTGGGCATGGCGCCCGGCCGGGCGCAGGGCGACGCCGCGGTCCCCGTGTCCGGGGTGCCGCTCGCCCTCACGCTCGGGGGCGCGCGGGCGCGTGGCGTCCACAACCCCTCGGATGAGGAGATGCTCGCATGGCTGGCCGCCGCATGACCACTGCCCGGACGCTGCTCCCCCGCCGGCTGCAGGCGCAGCCCTCGCTCGCGTCGCGCTTCGCGGTGCACGCGAGCGCGCGGCCCGACATCCGGCGCGCGATCGCGGAGATCCCGCAAGAGCTGTCGGTCGAGGCGCTCACGGCGGCGTACGACGCGTGGCTCGAGGGGACTGTGGCGACGACCGTCAAGGACGGCATCGCCACGATCCCCGTGCGCGGGGTGCTCACGAAGGGGTGGAGCTTCTGGAACTACTGGCTCGGCTGGAGCTCGTACGACCAGCTCGCCCACGACCTCGACGTGGCGCTCGCCGATCCCGACGTGCGCGGCATCATCCTGAGCGTCGACAGCCCCGGGGGGCAGGTCGACGGCTGCGCGGAGTTGGGCACGCGGTTGCTCGCGGCGCGGCAGGCGGCGTTCGGCAAGCCGATCCTCGCCCACGTCGACGGGCTGGCCGCGTCGGCTGCCTACTGGCTGGCCTCGGCGGCGGAACGCGTCGTCGTCGCCCCGACGGCGATGGCTGGGTCGATCGGCGTGATCTTCTCGTTCACCGACTGGGCCGGGGCCTACGAGGAGATCGGGGTGCGCTCGACCGAGATCGTGTCGACGCAGAGCCCGCGCAAGAACCCCGACCCGTTCGAGGCCGACGGGCGCGCGCAGTACCAGGTGCACGCCGACGCCATTGCCGAGGTGTTCCTGCAGGCGGTCGCGACGCATCGCGGCACGTCGCGGGACACGGTCGCCGCGCAGTTCGGCCAGGGCGATGTCTTCGTCGGGCAGGCCGCGATCGACGCGGGCCTCGCCGACGCGCTCGGGACCTTCGAGGCCACGCAGCGCGCGCTGGCGGCGGAGCTCGACGCGAGCGCCGCCGAGATCATCACGCTGCAGTTCGCTCGCTCGGACGCCCGCGCCAACCCGGCGCGCGTCGTCTCGGCGCTCTCCGCTGCCGTTGCCCACGCGACGACAGCTCCCACCACCACCCAGGAGGACGCAATGGCTGGAACCCAGCCGACGGGTCGATCCGCCGCAGCCGATCCGGCTGAGGACGAGACCGAGCTGCCGCCCTCGGAGACGCCGGCCGACGAGAAGCAGCCGAGCGCCGAGGACACCGCCGAGGACACCGCCGCCGACGCGCCGCAGGGCGACGCGACGGAGGAGGACGAGGAAGTGACCGCGCTGACGCGCGCCCATGGCGCCGTGGTCGCCCGCATTCGCACACGCGCGGCCTCGGCCGAGCGCGCGCGCATCGCCGGCATCCGGTCGTTGGGCCGTGTCGGGCAGGAGTCGGTGCTGCAGGGCTGCATCGACGACGCGTCGTGCACGGTCGAGCGGGCCGCGTTGACGCTCCTGCAGCACGAACAGGGCAAGCGGGCCGCGCATCTCCGGGGCGTGCGGGCCGAAGAGCAGGCGCTCGACGCCCCGGACCATCACGCAACACCCGAAGCGAGCGGCGACGCAGCAGTCGTCGGCTCGATCGTGTCGTTGCTCCACGCCAACACTCGTCGGCCGTCGACGGCCGGGAGGGCCTAACGCATGCCGGCCAGCTTTGCCTCCACCAACCTCGCCGTCGACAAGCTGATCGTCGACGCGTCGAAGCTCATCACCCGCCAGATCACGCTGATCTCCGGGCAGAACCTCACGCGCGGGGCCGTGCTCGGGAAGATCACGGCGTCGAGCAAGTACAACCTCTCGCTCTCCGCGGCCGGTGACGGCTCGCAGACGCCGGACCTGATCCTCGCCGAGGACACCGATGCCTCCGGCGGCGACAAGGTCACCATCGCGTACGAGGCGGGCTCGTTCAACACCAACGCGCTGACGCTCGGCTCGGCGCACACGCTCGCGTCCATCCAGGAAGGTCTCCGGGCGAAGGGCATCCACTTCCACACCGCGCAGGCCTAACGGCCTGCCGCCTCACCGCGGAGAACTGAACCATGGCTGACGTGTTCAGCACCAACGTGCTCATGGGCGTCGTGCAGAACCTCAAGACGCCCAACCCGTGGCTCCTGTCGCGCTACTTCCTGATGGAGTTCACGGACCCGAGCGAGGAGATCCACTTCGACGTGATCCCCGGGAAGCGGCGCGTCGCGCCGTTCGTCTCGCCGTTCGTCGAGGGCAAGATCGTCGAGTCGCTCGGCCAGACGGTGAAGACCTTCAAGCCGGCGTACATCAAGGACAAACGCCCGTTCCACGCGGGGCGCTTCCTGAAGCGCGCCGTCGGCGAGCAGATCGGCGGCTCGCTGTCGCCCGAGCAGCGCATGCAGCTCACCCTGGCGACCGAGATGCAGGACCAGGTCGACATGGTCGGGCGCCGCATGGAGCTCATGGCCTCGGAGGCGCTGCGACTCGGCACCGTGACCGTCTCGGGTGACAGCTACCCGACCACGACGGTCTCCTTCGGCCGCACGGCCGGCAACACCATCACCAACCTCTCCGGCGGCACGCTGTGGTCGGCGGCCGGTACGTCGTTCCCGCTCGACAACCTGCAGGACTGGGGCACGGTCGGGCTGCAGGCGTCCGGCGCGTTCCCGGTCGACGTCATCCTCGGGGTCGACGCGTGGAAGGCGTTCCGCGCGCACGCGACCGTCAAGGACCGCCTGCTCGGCGTGAAGAACACGGGGCTCGAGCTCAACCAGGGCGCCATCTCGGTCGAGGGCGGCCAGTACATGGGGACGATCGACAACTTCAACGTCTTCGTGTACGGCGGGTGGTACGTCGACCCGGCCACCGGCACGGAGACCGCGATCTTCCCGGCCAAGGCCGCGCTCATGACCTCCTCGCTGGTCGAGGGTGTCCGCGCGTTCGGCGCCATTCAGGACGAGAAGGCGGGCCTGCAGGCGGTCCCGTACTTCGCGAAGAGCTGGACGGTCGAAGACCCGGCGGTGCGTTACCTGATGATGCAGTCGGCCCCGCTCGTCGTGCCGACGCGCGTCGACGCGTCGGTGTACTGCGCCGTGGTCACCGCGTAACGGCCGTGACGTTCTCCCCCGCCGACACCGCGGCGCCGCTCGCCGACTTCGGGGTCCCCGTGCAGGTCATCGGGGGTCCCGCGGTCCTCGGGCTGCTCCGGCGCGCGTTCCAAGTGGAGCGCGAGCTCGGCCTGACCGTGCCGTATGGCTCGGACGTGCTGATGGTGGAGGCGGGGGCGTTGGGCGCGCTGGTCTCGGACCAGCGCCTCACGATCGAGGGGCGCGCCTACCGGTACCGGGGTCCCGTCGAGGGGCCGCGGGACCGGTGGGATCGCCTGGCCGTAGTGGAGGCGACGGAATGATCAGTACCGTCGTCGGCTGGACGCTCGCCGCGCTCGAGGACCCGACCACGGGCCTCAACGTGACGCGCGTCGCGATCCCCCGCGACCCGATGGCAGACCCGCCACCGGCCGCGGTGCTGTTCTCGCAGAACGAGTCGGCGTGGGTGGCCCGGGCGGAGATCCCGGCCGAGGTCATCTCGCGCCAGCCCGCGGTCCTCATCCGCCAGGCGTCGGAGTTCGAGGCGCCCTGGCTCCCCGAGGATCCGGCGCCGGCGACGGTCGACGTGGCCCTGCTCGCGGTGAGCAAGGGCGACAAGACGCACGAGCAGCTCGTGCAGCTCGAGCAGCTCCTGCGCACGGCGCTCCGCGTGATCGCCCTGGCGATCCCCGTCGGTGCCGACCCGATCATCACCCAGCACGGGATCGAGTTCACCCCCACCGGGCGCATCACCTGGCTCCCGCCGGTGACCACGCCCGACACCCCGCTCATCCTCGGCGTCGTCGTGTCCTTCCAAGTGACGGACCCCTGGACCCTCGGCGCCTAACGCTTCCCTAGGAGCTCTCCATGCCGCGATTGAACAACAACACGGAACTCTTCAAGCGCATCACTGGCGTGGAGATGTTCCTCCTGCAGACGGGCACGATCTTCGACCAGGTCACGGCCGGGTCGACCGCGAAGGGCGCGAGCACGATCACCGTGCCGGCCTCCACGAACGCGACCAACGGCGACCCGCTCTTCATCATCGGCGCCAACTTCGTCGAGATCAACCAGATCTCCGGCACCGTCGCGCTGGCGATGCCCATCAAGTACAAGACGGCGGCGCTGCATCCCGCCGGCACGCGCGTCGTCGAGGCGCGGTCGCTGCCGCTCGGCCGTATCGAGGTGAACGGCTTCACGATCACCCCGAGCCAGTCGGAGACCACGATCGAGGCCGCCGACGTCGACACGCCGGTGCAGACGATCAAGGGCGCGCTCGAGATCAGCTACTCCTTCGGGCTGCTCGGCTTCAACGCGCAGAACCTGCTCAACGCCTTCGGCTACGACGACAACGAGACCGGGGCGGGCACGTCGGTCGATCCGTACCAGGCCACCATCGGCGACGCCTCGGCCACGGCGCTGTCGATCGTCGGGTTCCGCGTGACGGGCATCCGCTACGACGGGCAGACGATCCTGGCGGACCTCACGAACTGCTCGGTCACGCCGACCGGCGCGATCCAGCTGGGCGCGAAGAACAGCGCCACGGCGATCGGGTTCCAGGGGAAGGCGTCGTACATCACGTACCGCCAGTACACCTGAGCCGCGGGTGCCTCGCGACCCCAAGCCGTGGGGCGCCGCGGACATGCGGCGTCGTTGCCGTCAGCTGCGCGAGCAGCTGGCGGTCGCGGCGTCCGATGTGATCACGCCGCAGGAGCTGGCGGCGTACTGGCCTGGGGGGCCAGAGAACCAGAACAACCCGGGCGTCGGGGCGTGGATCTACTGCTACGCCAATCTGGTCCGCCTCTGCGATCGCCTGCGCACGGAGCCGGGCGCCG